TCTGCTTCTGAATTCCGTGATATGCCAGATTTAAAGCCTGGTGATGAAGTGGAAGTATACATTGAAAACCAAGAAGATGATTTTACTTTAACATCCAACGATGTTATTTGGACATATCCGGGAAAACACCTGACTAATAAATCAGTTGCTGTTGTTCCAGAAAGGTGTGAATCATATTGGAAGCATGTTAAAACTTTAGACCTGGTTGGAGTGTGTACAGATTATGTTGAAAAATTCATTTCCGAAACTGGCGCTTTGCCTGTCGGGTCAAGCCAGAAGCAAATTTGAAGCATACCGATACATCAAAAAGAACTTGCTTGATGTATATGATGTTGATGTTTTCTGTCATACATGGAAACCACAAAGTTCCGCAATTAAGTTATTTGAAGAATTAAATACACTTTACAAACCTATACTTTTTTCTTATGATACACCACTACCGGAATCAATAAATTCAGATTTATTTGTTCCGAATGCATCACATCCGGCAAACTTCTGCACCTCGATGTTTTATTCAATATATCGAGCAAATGACCTTAGGATTCGCCATCAGACACTAAATGATGTAAAATATGATTATGTCATCAGAAGTAGATTTGACTTAGCACTTAATAAAGTCATTGACTTTTCTTCCTTGGAGAAAGGTAAAGTTTACGTATCAAAAGATACAGACGGACCAAATCCACTCTTAAACGACCAATTTGCAATTTCTGATCCTGACACGATGAATGTTTATGCCTCAACTTTTTTGAATTTGAGGCGACTTGATATTCCTCTCTGTGGCCACGAAATGCTACATGAGCAACTCACAAGTAATTCTATACCAGTTGAACGTATTGACATTGAACACCCGTTCACTGATGGTAGATTCAACATTGGAAAGCACTCTTTGGTCAGAGAAGATATGGAGAAATGGATTGATATTAAGATTTGGGGTTACTAAATAATATATAGTCACAGTGTACTAAACCAAGGATTCAATGTTACCTTTTTCCCGATTTCTGATAGAACAAGAGGACCCTGAAGAAGGCGCCAGCCGTCAGATTAAACATCTCACGCACGTAGAAGACCGCCCCCTACAGACCGGAGAAAAGGGAGCAAAACATGCTATCGAATCTTTAACTGCCGCTGCAAACCACATTCAGCAGGGTAAAAAGTCATCAGAATTAACGACCAAATATGATGGTTCTCCTGCCATTGTTTATGGTCACCATCCAGAAAACGGTAAGTTCTTTGTAGCATCAAAATCAGCGTTTAATAAAACACCAAAGATTAACTACACACCTGCTGATATAGAAAAGAATCACGGTCACGCACCCGGATTAGTGAAGAAACTGGGTGATGCACTACAGCATTTACCCAAAGTTACACCTGAAAAGGGTGTATATCAGGGTGACATGATGTTCTCACATGAAGATAAAACGCCAGCAAAAGGTGGTGGTGTATCATTTCACCCAAATCCATCAGGCTTAACATACACCGCGCATGGTACACATGCGGCCGCAGTTAAAAAATCAAAGATTGGTGTTGTTACACACCTCTCATATTCCGGTAAAAATTCTGAAAGTTTGAGTGCTTCACATGAAGTGGACCACGAAAACTTCAAACCACACTCTGATGTATTCTCAGTTGATCCTAGAATGGATACGTCAAAAGTTCATTTCGGTCCTAAAGACCGTGCAGAATTCAATAAACATATTGCGGCCGCACAAGCCGTACATGACACACACGGCGATGACATGTATGCCGGCACATCAACACATCATGGAGTTGGTGGAGCATTAGAAACATACATGAACCATACGGTTCGTTCGGGTGAAACGCCACACCATCAGAATTTTAAAAATTGGTTGGAAACAAGCGAAAATAAAAAGATAGATAAGCTGAAGGTTGAAAAGAATAGAACAGCAAAGCAAACAGAACTAAAAGACCAACTTGGTAAAATTGAAAGAAACAAAAAGCATTACAATAATATATTCAAAATGCACCAGCATTTACAGAGAGCAAAAAACGTGCTAATTAATGTGATGAATCAACACCAGGAGTTTCAACACGAACACGGCGGCGAAGCGGCTAATCCAGAAGGTTATGTCTTTCACCATAAAAAGGAATCCGATAAATTTGTTAACCGTGCAGAATTTTCACGTAGAAACTTTGCGGGAATTAGAAACATATGAAAAAGTTTTTACAAAAAATAGAAGAAGATATGCAGACAAACAAGCCTGTTGTTATGGCTTTTGGACGTATGAATCCACCAACTATTGGCCACGAAAAGTTGGTTAATCATGTTCAACAAATTGCACATGATTATCAAGCACCGCATCATATCATCATTTCACATTCAGTTGATGCTAAGAAAAATCCTTTGGATGTTAAACGCAAACTGATTCACGCAAAGAGATTCTTTCCTGGTGCAAACATCGAATCCTCATCGAAAGAAATGCCAACATTTTTGCAACATGCAGCGCGCCTACATGCCATGGGTCACGACCATTTGGTTATGGTTGCCGGTTCTGACCGTATTCCAGAATATGAAAAGAAACTTCAACAATATAACGGCGAAGGTCCAGGTAAATTATACAATTTCAAAAAGATTGAAGTAAAGTCTGCTGGCCAACGTGATCCGGATGCAGAAGGTGCAGAAGGTATGTCAGCATCAAAGATGCGTGAACATGCACAGAACAACAATTTTGCTTCTTTCAAAAGTGGCATACCATCACATGTTCCGGAAAAACATGCAAAGGAATTATTCCGTGATGTTCGTAAAGGTATGGGTTTACACGAAAGTATCAATCATGGTTTATTCAAAGCTATTTTCATTTCTGGTGGTCCTGGTTCCGGTAAAGATATTATCATTCGTGAAGCTATTGCTGAACAGAACGCAGTTGAAATAACATCAACAACAGCAATAACAATATTGAATGATAAACATAAACTATATGAGTTTTCACGTGATACCCGCCGTGAAGCAATCCGCCAGCGTCAGCCTCTGATTATCACAGGTACAACAAACGAACAGTATAATATTATTGCCATTCGTGAAGAATTGGAAGAACTTGGTTACGAAACAATGATGGTTTTTGTTAACACAACAAATGAATCATCTAGAAAGCGTAACGAAGGTCACGAAAGAATGATGGTAGAGTCTATCCGTCAAGAAAGATGGGAAGTCACACAAATTGTGGCAGAAAAGTTCAATCAGGAATTTAAAAAATATTTGGAGTTTGATAACTCAGTAGACCTGAATGTAGCAACTGAATTTGAAACGTCGGAGAAAGAAGAAGATATTTCAATCATATATGAAATGTCGAATTGGTTCTTTGATACACCCGTTGATAATGAAATCGCCGAATCTTGGATGATTAGGCACAAAAAACATAACATCAATAAGATGTTTGAAAACTTTATAACAAAACCTATATCAGAAAAGGGATACAAAAAATATGTTTCAGAAACTAAAACAAATGGCAAGACTTCTAATGCCAAAGCAGGAACCTGTAGTTGCGGAAGCACCAAAGGACTCTTTACCGACAACATCTGCCCCAGCTGTGAACTTGTCAGACGACAAGGTAAGCCAGACGACATTAAAGACGGCGGAATCACCTCAAACTCCAGTTACACCTTTAGAACCTACGAAAGCAGTAGTCCAACCATCACAGTCAAAGGTCCAGAAAAACAACCCCGTTTCCAACAAGACAACGACAAACAAAAAGCCAAGAGGCAGAAAACCTCAAACGCCGAAAGTGGTAAAGTAATTAAGACTTCTGGTATTTCACCTGAGTATGATACACGTGGTCAAGGTACAGTTTATCCAATGGCTGGTTTAAGTAATGTTAATTTTAAAGAACAAACAGAGCATAAATATACCAGTACCGCAGAGGTGACACGCAAATCTTTCAATAAGTTTAGAAAAGAATCAATTGATTCTCCTAGCACAGAAATGGGAGTCACCGGTGGTGAATATGGACCATCAAATAAAGAACCAATGGATACTCTGAATAAGATACCCGTTAATCCACCAAAGAAGAAAAAGAAATGATAAGTTTCAAAAAATTTCTAGAAGAATCTGCCGCATGGCAGAGGAAAGCAGGTAAAAACCCCGAAGGTGGTTTGAATCGTAAAGGTATAGCTTCTTATCGCAGAGAAAATCCAGGTTCTAAACTTTCGATGGCTGTTACTACACCACCTTCCAAGTTAAAAGCCGGAAGCAAAGCGGCCAATAGACGAAAATCATTCTGTGCTAGAATGGGTGGAATGCCAGGTCCTATGAAGGACGAAAAAGGTAGACCAACTAGAAAAGCATTATCACTACGCAAATGGAACTGCTAATTTTAACGGAGACATAAATGTTCACTAAAAACGTATTCACCCAAACCGATGTTGTTGCTGACCTCATCAAAGGTATCAACGAAGCCGATTATAAGGCTAAGATGGAAGCACTCAAGGGCAATCAACACAAGATTGATAAAAATAAGAACAACAAAATTGATGCTCACGACTTCAAAATTCTCCGTGGCGAAAAGAAAGTCAATGAAGAAGAAATTGAAGAAGCAGACACAAGTGTTAAAATTCCTACTTCAACCGGTACAAGAGTTTTGGGTCACCGTTATGGTAACGCCGCAAAAACACACCGCGATTCCCTGGCTGATCCGTTTGCCGTGGTTAAAGGTCCAGGTAAAAAAGACATGGAAGCCCTCGGGAAGAAAATGGCTAAAAAAGAAGAAATTGATCCGAATGTTACAACGACCGACACTCTAACGGGTAGAGTTGCTGGTAAGTCTGCTAATCCATTTTTAAAAGCTAAAGTTAAACTCAATGTTAACGAAGAAGAATTAGATGAAGCAAAAAAAGAAGACCCACCATTTGACGGCCCCTACAAAAAACCAGATACAAAACCTGGCCACGGTGATGCTTCTAGAGTTAATACTGTATTTTAATTGCGTTACACTGTTTACAGAACCCATTAGTATATCATATTTTTTTGAAAGCAT